GCGCGTCAGGCTGCACGTCACGTCCTTGTCGTCCATCGAGCAGTCGCTGACGTAGAGCGTCCACGACTTGATGGCAGTCGTCATGTCAGCTGCGTCAAACTGCTGGTACGTCGCCGAGATAGGCGTGATGCGCGAATAGGCTTTCCACTGTTTAAGTTGCTGCTTGAAGTCCTGCGCCAGCCGGCCAAATTTGACGGTGCTGTCGAGGATCGGCGTGTTGCTCTGCTGGCTTTCGGTTAACTCCATGCGGCATGGTGTGTAGACCTGGCCGCCAAGCGTTTTGGGGAAAATCTGGTTATTAACGAGCCTGATATAGCCAAAGACCGGGCTGTAAAACGTAATCGTTTCGTACAGGATTCGGTTTGGCCTTCGGCTCTGGAATTCTCTGAGCGTCGGCATTATGGCACCTTCGGTAAACTCTCCGGGTCGCGCCCGTCAGGATAGCCCGTGACAATGATGTCCAGCCCTGAGGACCATGGCGGCGGAAGCTCAACGATAATGTCGTCAAACTCGTCATCTGAGTTAACCAGCTCGCGCGCAACGACATCACCGCTCCACGTAAAAATGGATCCAGACTGTGACCACGACGGCCAGGAGAGAAAGTGCAATTCCTGCACCTCTACGCCTGTGTCTCCGGTCCCGGTGCCAAGCGGCATCGTGAACCACTGATTGCAGTTGTCGAGGTAGTTCGGGCTGCGCAACCACTGCATGAATGCCCGGTGCTGATCCTGTGTGAAGATCCACGTCAACGAGAAGGACGTCTTCAGGTCGTCGGTTAATTTCTGAAATACCGGCGCGCCGACCGTCGGCTGGTCGACGCGAAATCCGGTATCGGTAGTGGGTGATTTCCCTTTCTGGGCCAGCGGCAACCAGTCAGGGTACGGAATTGGCATGTTATCCCCTTGCTTTGCGTGGTGCCTGGTGATTCTGCTGGATGGCCTGGCCGATGCGCCCGCCCTGGCTGATATCGGCAACAATCATGTCGATAGTCACGCCATTGCCGTTCTGCGACGCCTGCGCATCGACAGTTGCACCGGTATAGTTCTGAATATTGATAGTGACAGGCACTGAACTGCCGCCTGCACCGGCATTCATCTGCTTGTTGCTGATGACCTTGCCGTTGTCACCTGGGATCATGTACTGGCTACCGTTCGACGCCTGGTAGATTTCAGGCATGCCGCCCTCACCTACCTGATACGTACGTCCAGCCGATACCGGGCCACCGTTCTTACGCTTGCCAGCAATACCACCAGCCATCGCCATCGCCGCGATAAGGGCAGCAATACCGATAGCCGCAGCACCACCGAATGAACCGATTGAGGCAACGGCCGCCGCAGGGGTCCAGACCGCCATCGTGGTCGTGGCCGCCGCGGTGCTTGCCGCAGTGGTTGTCGCTAATCCTGCGGTTTGAGCCGCTGTGGTGGTAGCAATCGCAGAGGTTTGCGCCGCAGCCCCCATGACGGCAGATTTAACCCAGTCGACGCCCATCTGAACGAATCCGTTAATCAGGCTATTCAGGGCGTTGCTGGCGAGAGATTGCATAGCCTCCTGCGCCGACATGCTTCCAGTTAAGATCCCGGTAAAGGCATTGGATGCATTGCCTGCGAGAGAGTCAAAACTCGCCGCCAGCAACTCATTACCCATACTCTGGTTGCGGAAAATCTCCCACTGGGCAGCGATGCGCGCCTGCTCATACTGCGTGTCAGTTGCAGCACGCAATGCCATGGCGTTCTGGTGAGTAATCAGCCCCTGCTGCTCGTATGACTGAATAAGCGCGAGCTTCTTGGCGTTCTCGTTAGCCAGTTGCTGAACAGGGTCAATCCCTCCGACGGCCTCCTGCTGTGGTGTTACAGCCTGTTGAGCCTGAATTTTCGCGAGGTTAGCCTGGTGCGTTGCTGCCAGCCGTTCTGAGGTCTGGTTGTACTGATCCTGGCTGATTTTCTTCGCAGCCAGAGCCGTATTCAGGTCCTCAACATCCTGCTTATAGCTGGCGTTTTCGCGCGCTTCTGGAAGGAGTTTCTCGGCAGCTGCCTGCGCCTTGAGGGCGTTGGCCGTATCCCATTTTGCAGCCGCGTACTTACCTGCCAGGGCTACCTGTTCCTTGGTGGCGCCTTTCCCGAGCGACTGCTGTGCAGCCAGGATGGCCTGCTCGCGGCTCAGCTTGTTCGTTGAGTCGGCGACAAGTTCTGACTGCTGCTTGAGGTTCGCCAGCTTCTGGGCAATAGAATCAGCCTGGGAAGCTCCCTTCTTCTGCTCAGACTGAAGCGTCTTCTGCGCCTGCGTATTTTTGTACGTAGCAGCAGCATCATCTTCCATCTGTTTGGCGTGCGGATCATCCTTCGCAAACCCTGCATCTTCGGCTGCGTATTGTGCCTGCAGCCGCGCGCGGGCCTCGCCCTGTAGTTTCGACAGGGCAAGGTTTCGCTCAGACTGCTTGATGAGGTTCTTCTGCCCTGCAGTGAGGTTGTCTGTGGACTTGTTGAGGCTGTCGACGTTGATTTTCGCATTGGCCGCTTCTCTCGCCAGATCGACAAGCTTACCAGCCAGTTCAGCAATAGCTGACTGCCCATCTTTGGAAGAGGATTTCATTTCCTGGAGTTTTTTCGCCAGTTCCTGAAGTGCTTCCGGGGAAGGGTTATTGCTCAGGTCTGATAGTTCTCTTGCCAGATCAAACGCTGACTGCTTGCTGATGCCCAGGCGAGAAGAAAGGGTGCTCACCGTTGAGGACAGCGAATTCACAATGCCAGAGGCATATTGCCCCTGACTATTGGCCTGCTGAATGGCCTGACTCCAGTCAGTGGTGGTAACGCCAAGAGCTGACAACTCATCGTTGAATTTCTTTATGCTTGGCGATGCTCCGCCAACCGCCGCCAGCGCGCGATCGCCTAACGTAATGAAAGCATCAGACGCGTCACTGATGGCCTTCGGAATCTTCGAGATGGCTTGGTTATACTCGAGCAGCGCCTGATTACGTAGCAAAGTTGCCACGTCGGCATTTACGCGTGCCAGGGCAGCATACTTGTCGGAAAGCGCAGCCACGCCTTGCGAGGAAATGGTGATCACCTTATCCATCGCTTCAGCTGCGTCTTTCAGCGCATCCATGGCGTTTTTCCCGCCATTCAGCGAAGTAATCAGCACGCCAGCCAGGACTGAACCAAGAGCGATTATGGCGCCAACCACGGCACCACCAGGACCAAAGGCGCCGGCAAGCTGCGAACCCTGCTGCGAGAATGCAACGAGAGCAGACTGCCCACCCTGAACCTGAACGATGAAGTCCTGAACCTGATAACCAGCCTGTTGCATACTGGTTTTCCAGCCCTTATTCCCACCAGCTGCAACGTCTGTTGTGCGCTTCATGTCGAACAGCTGACCGGTAAGCTCGCCTATCTTCTGCTTATCGGCTTCCGTTGCGCTTGCCCCAGCGCGTAATTGGGCGGCCAGGATTGCGGCGCTGCGAGCCCCATTGGTTTGTTGCTCGCTCAGGATCGCGATTTGATTAGAGAGGTCAGAGGTTATTCCGCTGATTCGGTTGGCTTCATTCGCCTGCTGGGCAAGTTGCTTAGCGGCTTCTGCAGATGCGGCTGAGGCTGACTTTTGAGCCTCACGCATATCAAAAAGAGCACCTGCAAGTTGAGCAATCTTGGCTTTTTGGGCGTCAGATGCTCCCTCTCCAGCACTTAACTGAGCCGCAAGTATAGCTGCACTTCGCGATCCAGCCTGCATCTCGGTGTTCAGGATGGATACTTCTTTCTCCAGCCCGGATATTGATGATTCTGCTCGCTGAGTAGCTGCCGCTATTGATGCGGCAGACTTAGCGGCCGCATCAGATGAGGCTTTCATGTCATAAAATGCACCTGCCAGCTCCGCGATAGTGCGCTTTTCTTCCTCGGTTGCGTTAGTTCCTGCTCTTAGCTGCGACGCGAATACCGCGGCACTTCTGGCTCCATTCACCTGCGCCTCTTCAAGGATCGCAACCTGGTTACCTAGTGCCTCAATAACAGCATTTGCTCGGTTAAACTCGCCCGTGGTGCTACCGGCACCAGTGCGAGCCTCCTCCATAGCGCGCGCAATACCGCTAACGCTCGTGTTCAGCTTGCGCAGCTGGTTATCCATAGAGTTGGCATAACCGGACAGCTCAGTAAACGCGGACCCTGTCTGAGACGCGCTCTGATCGAGGTTATCCATTCCCTTGCCTGACTGCTGGGCTGCAGCATCCAGTTTATCCAGAGCATCAATGGCCTGTTTCCCGCCCTGAAGCAGCGGCTCAACGTCGGCGCTGATTTCATACACGATGCTACCGGCGTTTTTCTCACCTGCCATGTCATTCTCCGGTTATTGCTTTGCTTTTGCCCTGCGTGCGGCCTGTTTAGCCAGGTATTCATCGGCGATGCTGTCGTACTCTTCGCGAGTGAAGCCTTTCTGGTCCGGGTATTTCGCCGCCAGCAGCATCTGGAATTCGGTCATCGTTAACTGAGAGGCTTCGGCTCGGTTCATTTCAAAGTGGCTGCGTGCTGCGCTGATGTAGTCGAACGCTTTAAATTCGTTCGTTCTGGCGCCTGTTTCGTGGCGCTGCAGCTGGCGAACCTTTGCCTTTCCGACGACACCGTGCTGCATAAGGTGCTGCGCCAGCACGATGATGTCGTTCTTCGGCATTTGCCCGGGTCGGTAGACGACGCAATGACGCCACCCTTTCCACTCTCCGATCATCGGCGTCAAATCGTCATCGCAACACGCCTGCAGTACCAGCATGCACGTAGACAACAGCTTCTCAGCAGCGCGGTTGAATGATGGAGATAGCCAGTCAGGAAAACACCCCAGCGAGCCAGCGCACACCTCAATGAGCTGAGCGACATCATTGCCGTGGATGGTGGCGTACGCCTGCACAATCTCTTCCGGAGTGCCGATCCTGGTCATGGCCTCGAATGAAGGCCGTAGCAGGTAATCTTTCCCGCCTTCGCGGCTGTCGCTGATAGAGAGTTCGCCAATATCGGTTAAAGCGGTCATAGGCCTTCCAGTAAACGGTCATTATCAAGGGCAGCACGCCGCCCTTTGGAATGTCCGTTAGGTAACAGTAACCGTATGCACG